TCAATAAGTGAAGATGCAATTTTACCCATAGGGGTACTTAGAATTTTTGCCTTACCAATAAAGTTAGATCCATTCTCTCTTAAAGAAACAATCTTATGAGATACACGATCTAAATTAACTGTTGGTCCATCGGGATGTCCAAGTTCGCCAAGTGCTCTACCTGACTGAACATGATTTTCGTTATATCTACCAACTTCACGACGAAGTGTCTCCATAGGATACATACGACCATTACGGTTCTTGATGTTTCCTTGAAGGAATACTCCCTCAATATACATAGACTTTTTGCCGTTCTTAGATTCGACAATAAATTCTACTGACTCTACTTCTTCTCTAATCAGTTTCATCAGGATGGTCCTCCAGCGGTTTGAATTTGTTGTGCATAAAATACTCCAGCCCCGTCAATTGCTTCTGCAGAAACTTTAAATTGATCTCTTAACTCTGCATATTGGAAGTTGAATGCGGTGGCAATTCCAGAAGTATTTGCGTTTAAAGTAATGCGAGTATTATGGAAACCACTAAATCCTGCAGTATTATTAACAGAAGTAACTGTGACTGCAGTAATAATGCCAACATATGCGTTAGCAAGAGTACCAACAGCATGGTGTGCTGTGCTATTTATAGTAAGTGAAACAACATCACCTACTTCAAAAGGAGAACCAGTTCCCTCTGGAAAATCAATAATGGTTGTTGCTCCAGTAGTTATACCTGCAACTCTCTGCGAAGAAGGTCTTCCAATTGAAATAACTTCTACTCCAGAGGCACCACCTGCAATTACCAAATCACTGGTTTCTGCATTTGGATTAGTTCCAACTACAACATGGGCATCTTTATCTGGAGAATATACTCTTAGGTATTCAGACTGATGTGAAATGAACGCAGAAGTGTTTGCCACTCCTGTGATGGCGAAACTTACGCCACTTCCTACAGGTTTTAACGCCATTATTTCCTAAAATTCATTTATAATAGTTATTTATAAATTAAACACCATCAGATGATTCTGGTGCATCATCTTCAATATCTGCTTCGATTTGATCGTCACCAAATACTGCATTTGCAGCATAAGGTTTGAATGCATCTACTCTCTCTGCAGCTTTGGAATACAACAAATCTTTGATTCCATCACTGATTTGTGAAGGAGATTCATCACTCACAATAGCATCTAATAGGTCTTCCATTTAAAATTCTAAAGATTAACTGTAATATTTATATCTCACCACCCTTGGGCATCTCTGGTGCTTCAGTTGAAGATCCATCAATGTCAGGTTCCATCTGTGGTTTTCCTAAATCCATACTTGCTGCACTATCCAAAGGTTGACCAGTTTCTGGATCAACAGGTGTCGTTGGATCTAGAATTATACCATCCTTAATCTCTTTTTCAATCAATTTATCCTGTTCGATAATCTCCATGTCAGTTTGACGTAAGATTTTACGGCGGACATAATCTTGAGAGTAATACTTACCAACATATGGTTCTGCAGTTGCCGCAAGAGACAGTCTCTCATTCATGAGTTCTGCTTCTTTTAGTTCTGAGAAGTGATTGTCATATAAGAAATCATACTGAATGTGCTCACTCATAGACTGCCAGTCTTCAGGAGTAATTACATTCTTTAAGATTAATTGTGTCTTTAACATGTCATTAAACATGTTAGAGAATCTTTTTCTCAAACGACCAACAAACTTTGTGAACTTAAGTTCATCTCTCAAGATCTCAGAAGATCTCCCCAAGTTAAACCCACCTTCTCCATCCATTCTTGATGGAGGGACGTTAAGCGAACGGTAGAGTTTCTTTTTAAAATACTCAATATCAGTGATTTCACCCAAGTTTTGTCCGCCAGGGAGAGTGGAGATTTCGGTTCCTCTTCCGCCCTCACGCCTGGGAAGCCAGAAGTCTTCGAGCATTGCCATGTGTTTTTTATCATCACGAATTTCTCCAGTATTAGCATCGTAAACCATTTTGTTACGATATCTCATCATAACATCACGCAGATATTGCTCTGCTTTCATTTTTGGTAAGTTACCAACATCAATATAGAAGATTCTACGTTCTGGAGCACGGGACAATCTATATATAACCAGTGAATCCTCAATCATTCTAAGTTGATTAAGTGATTTGATTGCTTTATGGAGATATGATAAAGTATTACCTTTATTACGATCAACAAGACCAGATGTGCAATATGAAATTGCATCTTTTGCAATTTTTATTCCCTTATCTCCACCTGCTTGAGTTGGATTTGCAACTGGATAAGCAAGTTTTGGTTGATAAAGAAAGTATTCTTCTATCTCAGGAAACTCATAATCCATTGGATCAGAGTTTCTATTATTGATTCTTGCTATAGCGTTTGCTCTATCTTCAGGTTTCTGTTTTTGTTTACGAATATAACGCATTTTCATTGCGTCAATATAACGCAATTCTTGAATACCTTCGTTAGGATTTTTTAAATCGATTATTTTATGATAATAAATGCGACCATCAATATACCAATTACGATAAATTTCATGTGCTTTTTTATCAAAATCAAGAAGATCTAAGATATACTTAAACTCTTTACGAATTTTATTTTTAATGCCATCACTAGCATTTAGATTTGATAATTCAATTTCTACAGGACTATCATTAGAATCAGATACAACTGCTTCATTAACAATATCTTCAATAGCACTATCACATTCAGGATGAAGTGACATCTCACGATATCGTTTGATTAGTTCAAACTCATTTCTAAAGACACCCTCAAGATCTACATGAGTACCAAAAAAACCACTACCAGCGTAGTGATCAACCCCATCCTCATTACTGGGAGGAACTGGGGAGACTGCTCCGGGAGATAGTGGTTCTGAGTTCTCAATCGAGAATCCAAATAATTTGGACATGATTTATATTATAGTGGTTATCCTCAAACTATTTATCAACCACTGACAGCGCCACCATCACCAAGCAGTTCAAGTGATTGAACCTGGAAGGTTACGGTGAATTCTTCAATAGCGTCTGATGAATCATAAGAAAGGTCAATTGCAGAAACTTCCGTGGGGAAGATATCTACAAACTTATACTTAGCAAGAACAACATTTGATTCTCCACTATTTCTGCTGCTACTCTTGCTGCTTCCTCTACCAAGTTGGTATACATGAGCAGATGCCATGTAAGCATCAGGGTTAGTTGCACCAATGTTAGTGTCTAACTTAGCAATTTGCTCAGTCCATTCTTCAAATGCTCTTCTTAGATTGAAATCTTCATCATTGATAATGGTTACACTCCATGTATCAATAGTTCTGTCTCCAGCAACTTTAAAGATTCTTCCTCTAAAAGGAACATCGATAGAACCGATGTTTTGAGCAGGCAGATTAGATGCTTTACATAAAAATGCAAAATTAGTTGCATCAAATCCAGGTAAATTAAAGTCCAGTTCGTTAAGAGTCATCTCAACTTCAAATAGATTGGGGCGGGCACCGCCCCCAACCATTGCTGACTTAAACTGGGAAATTGTTCTGTTTTCTTTTTGTGCCATTGTTTGGTCCTCCTTTTGTTATTTAGATAATATTATCAAACTGTACCAGCTACTTCTTCAAAAGAAATACCAGTTCTTGTGGCAACAAACGTAAGAGTGATGTAATTAATCGACTTCGTTGGTTTCAGGAAGATGTCTGCTCTAAACTCATTATTATCAATAACATCAGGAGTGTTGTTTGACGAGTCACAAACAACGAGGAATCCATAGAGACCTCTCTTTGCCTGAACATCACGGAGGAATGGTTCAACAATGTTTCTAAAGTTTGCTCTTGTTAACTCATCATTGAGTTCAAAGAGTTGTGCTTCTGCTGCTCTTTCAAGTGCTTGCTCAACTGTAAGGAACAGGCGGCGAACATTAATTCTATCGAAAGCAGATGCATATGCGAGAGCAGTCTTATCACCGAAGAGAAGTGTTCCAATACCTGGTTTTGTGATAAAGGAGTTAATTCTTTGAGGATAGAGACGGTCTCTTTGTGCCTTACTAGGATTGTATGCAAGTTTAACAGCGTTATTGATAACACCGCGTTGCTGACCTGCGGGGGAGAACCATGGGAATGCAACGATTGATGTGCGGGTCATAAGACCAGCAACGTCAGCGTTTGCAGGAACATAACGGAATTCGTTATTAAATCTATCAAACTGATACTTATAACCACTATCAAACACCGCGTAAGAAGAAGAACTTAACGTGGAGAAGTAGTTGATAAGATTATCAGTTTGATCATTAGCGTTCGTTACGTTGACCAGATTAGTTCTGTGAGGTCCAATGACTGCCATACAGTCTTTTCTCTCTCCAGCGATAGCAATCAATTTGTTTGCCTTTGCTTGAGATTCTGCTTCAGTGTCGCAACCAGGACCCATGATCAGGTAGTCTACCTCAATCTCGTCTCTGTTAGAGAAGAGATCGTATGCTCTCATTGTATCAGAGAGTTCTGACTTCATCGCGCCTCTAACGGTGCCGTAATCAAGACCGTTAAGAAGTGGATAGGTGACGTTACCAACTGAGGAGAATGTTACTCCTTGTGCATCTTGACCGAATTGACCATCTGAGACTGATACAGGTGCAAATGCGTTTGCGTCTCCACTGGTGGTAGTAAATCCAGTTGCCCTTGGTGTTGTGCCATGTTGTGCATCACCTGCGAGAGAAACATTATATCCAGCGTAGATGTTTTCTGAGAAATCTGCGATATAATCTTTGTAGTAAATTCTCTGTGGAGCATTTACATTAGAGATCGCATCATTTGCCTTAGAAAGACTGAGGTGTTTCTCAATAATATTACCTCTAATTCCAGTTACAGAACCGGTGTCATCGGCAACAACGATATGAATTGCATCGTTATAACCCTGTCTATCAGTAACGAATACGTTAGTGGTTGGTTTAGGTGCTAATGTTTTCCAGAAAATAGTCTGGTTGTCAAGACCTAAAGTTTGCTGATCGTACCAATCTTTAACTGATAGAGAAACAGGAGTGAATGACTTAGCACCATCTGTTCCAGATCCGGTATTTACACCAGCATTGACAGGGAAGATTGCGTCACTTTCGTCAAAAGACTTAAGTCCGTTTCCTTCAGCGTATGAAATTCTTGTTTCAGTTCCTGCGGAAGAAACTTGAGAAACAATCTTAACTTCAATGGTGCTCAGAGAAGCAGTGGTTGAAGTGTTAACACCAGTGATGATACCTTTAAGTGCCCCGGTAAAGATTCCCGTGGTTCCAATTCCAGGTTGTACAGCACTGATCGCAGCAGTAACACCAAATCCAATTGAGAAACCTGAGGTTGCAAGACTGGTTGTGTTAATACCAATAATTTGGTCTGCTGCATCATCGATGTAACAGACTTTCAGTTGATCTGCCCATGAACCAGGGTTCTTAGCAGCGTATGTGAATGATGCGTCAGTGGTGTGGTTATTCTGATAGTCATCATAGTTGTAGACTTTCAGGACAGATGTTGATGCAATACCTACACCAGCATTTGCATTTCTTAAATTTGTATTTGCAGTTCTTGCTACCTTAAGGACACCGCCATAAGAAAGAAAGTTAGAAGCACTCATCCAGTATTCATACTGGGAATCGGTAGATAGTGGTTTACCGAAAGTGTTAATTAACTCTTGTTCCGTGCTGATGTCAATAGCTTCATCGACAGGTCCTATTCTAAAAGGACCGGCGATTGCACCGATATTATCTAATACGTTATCAGCTCTCCCTACAGTTAGGTCAACCTCCCTTACCAATACTCCAGGAGATAATTGAGGAGTCGCCATGTTTTTGTTCTCCGTGTCTCATATACCTGAAAATATTTATTAAAAAGACACTTTTCACAGGGGAAACATGACGTGAATTACCAGTCTGGATATTCCCATCTATTATCAGATTTTTTATTTAATAGTATTCTCTTTATTGTACAACCCTTACATTCATAAGAATATGAAGATGCTACAGGACCTCTATCTCTTCTTGTTCTATAAAATCCATCGATTAAATTTTTAGTTACACCACACGTTCTACATTTTCTATCCTGTAAAAGAAGATGTCCAAGTTTGATTTGACCATCAAGATCCATTCTTTACTTCTCCAATAACCCAGGACCTCATACCATATGGTACATCATTAATTATTTCTTGAGTCAATTGAATTGCATCTGGAGGGACAACTAAACAAAATCCAATACCAAGATTGAATACATTTCTCATCTCTTCCTCAGCAATATCTCCTGACTTCTGGATCTTGTTAAAGAGTTCTGGTCTCTCCCAAGCATTATAGTTCACATCAACACTAAGACCCTTTGGAAGGCATCTAGGGAGGTTCTCAGGCAGTCCTCCACCTGTAATGTGTGCCATACCAAGGATAGGAACATGATCAAGTAGGCACTGGATTAAACGGGCATAGATGGTGGTTGGTCTCAGTATTTCTGGCATCTCCTTATAGGAAATTAAATTTTTATCTATCATATCATTTATAAGTGTGTATCCATTACTATGAAGACCACTACTTTCAATACCAATGACTACATCACCAGGTCTGATGTTACTACCATCAACAATATCATGCTTCTCTACAATACCAGTACAAAAACCAGCAACGTCATAATCAGTTTGTCTATAATGCTCTGCAGTTTCTCCACCTATCAATTCCATTCCAGCCATAGCACAACCAGTATTGACTCCATACACAATATCACTAACATTAGAATCAAGTGATTTGGCAGAGATGTAGTCTAGAAAATATAATGGTTTAGCACCAGAACATATAACATCATTGACGCACATAGCAACAAGGTCTTGACCAATAGTGTTGTAATCATCAGCAATTCCACAGATGTTCATTTTAGTTCCGACGCCATCAGCACCAGATA